GTGCGCGATACAGCTTCCGGCAGTGGCCGCAGTGGAACAAGGAACTGCGCCAGCGGGTCATGGACTACAAGGACACCCAGATCGCCAACTACTGGTGCCAGGGCGAGGCGTTCTACCTCATGGCGGTATCGGCGGGCCGAGTGCTGCGTTGGTTGCTGTCCGTGAACTTCCTGGCGAACGAGGAGTTCCCGCGAGGTCGCGTGTGCTTCATCAACAACGTGCACGACGCACTGTACTTCGACGTGCACGAGTCGGTGGTGCGTGAGGTGGGCCTCCAGGTCAAGGCCATCATGGAGGATGCGCCAAAGTACATGAGCGAGCGACTCGGCTACAACATCGCACACGTCCCGTTTCGTGCCATGGCAGAGGCCGGACTCAACATGGCCGACAAGGAGCACATCCATTGACCGCACCAGTCTACAACGTGGCGGTGGTGTGGCGCGAGGCGCCAAGCACCCCGGAACAGCCAGCCGAGCTGGTGACGAATTACGGCTACTGCTACCAACCGCAGCTTGCGCAAGGTGGCCACGCCGTACTACTGGAGCACGCCCAGTCCGGGCGACTCCACTTCATCAACCTGAACGCAGTACAGTGCATTAACGCCATCCCAGTACCGGAGAAAGTATGAGCCAGAAACTACAAGCACTCCTCGCCCTCGCCAACGCCGCCGCCGAAACCGCTGAGGTAGACCTCAGCCAGGTCTCCAAGGGTGGTGGTGGCGGCAAGCTGTACCCCGCAGGCTACGCCTTCGCCCGCTTCGTGCGGTACATCGAGTTCGGTATGCACCCGCAGGAGTTCCAGGGTAAGGCTAAGGACCCCGCGATGGAATACCGCCTGGGCTTCGCCCTGTTCGGCGAAGGCTACCAGAACGATGACGGCACTCCTGGCTTCATCTCGACCTACGACATGAAGATCAGTAACAACGAGAAGGCCGGCACGAAGATCATCTTCGACAAGATGAACTGGAAGGGCCAGGCCAAGCACTTCGCGCAGATGCTCGGTGATGCCTTCCTCGTGAAGATCGAGCACAAGGACATCAAGGACCAGCCGGGTAAGAAGCGCAGCGTCCTGAACCTGAAGGAGACCCTGCCGCCCATCGACGTGGTGAGCAAGCAGCCGTACCAGATTCCCCAGGTGGACGACGACCTGCTCGACCTGTTCCTGTGGTCGCACCCGACCAAGGAAGCCTGGGACGCCATGCACATCGAGGGCACCAATGACGCTGGCAAGTCCAAGAACTTCCTGCAAGAGAAGTGTCTCCAGGCCATCGACTTCCCCGGCTCGCCCCTGGAACAGCTCCTGCGCGGCACGGGGAACCTGCCGTCCCCAGAGCAGCTCGCCGCTATGGCACCTACGGCGCCCGCAGTAGCGCAAACGCCGGCCACCCCTAACATCCCTACCGCCCCGGCTATCCCCGCTGCCAGCGCGCCCGTAGCGCCTGCTGTGCCGCAGGTCCCGGCAGTGCCTCAAGTGCCTGCTGTACCCCAGGTGCCGGTAGCCCCAGTCGTCCCGGACGTGCCCTTCGAGGGCGGTGTCCCGGCAGCGCCGGGGGTAGCCCAGGCATGAGGACCATCCGAGGCGTGGATGTAGCCGCCCTCGGGGACCAGTTCGACCGGATGGTGCCTAACCGGGTACTGCTGCTGGATGGTGATGGAGCGGCGTACCGCTCCAGCGCCACGGTGAAGACTCTCGACACTGCTGTTCGGCGGTTTGTCAAGGAGGTCCTCACCGACCAGTTCCTCACCGGTGCCGAGGAGGTGCGTGTGCACCTCACCGGCCAGGGTGGCCAGAAGGCCCTACGGGGCCTGTATCCGACGCGGAAGCCGTACCAGGGCAACCGTAAGGGTAAGCCTAAACCGGCGCTCCTAGAGCCGCTGCGGGAGCTTCTGGGCACCGAGAGGCGCTTCGAGTACGGATTCCCCGAGAACATCGTGGTGCACCTGCATCGGTACTGGGAGGCGGACGACGCCCTCGTGCAGGACGGCGTGCTCTACGGCGCCCGCTCCGTCACGAAGTCTGATGACAAGGACCTCCGGTTGACACCGGCCCCGTTCTATGAGTCAGAGAAGGGCGAGATCGACGTACTCCCCGAGGGCGACCGCTTCGGCTGGATCGACGCCGGGTACACACCCAGCTTATCCCTCCGTGTCAAGGGGCACGGCACAAAGTTCTTCTGGGCACAGATGCTCATGGGTGACACGGCGGATCACGTCCGTGGCCTGGAGCGCTGGGAGGGCAAGCTCATCGCCGAGGCCGGCACCTTGGACGTGCTAGGCCCCGTAGAGGACGAGAACGAGGCAGCCAACCGTATCCTATGGGCATACGCCAAGATCGGCCAGGACGCGCTCGCAGAGGCCCAGGTGCTGTGGCTGCGCCGCTCAGAGCAAGACTGCGCGTACCGCTACCTCTGCGAGCTGGACCTTGACAAGAACCTGCGGACGTGGTTGGACCAGTTGAACGACTACCACCAGGCCGTCATAAAGCAGAAGCTGGAGGAGCGTGATGCGGAAGCTAGCGAGGACCCAACTTAAAGCGTGGGCAGTATCCCACGCCAAGAATGTCCAGGGCGGCTCGTGTCCGCTCTGCCAGAGACCCATGAACCTGAGTTCGGGCGGGCGAGACAGCGACTACGTTGTGGATCATAACCACGTCACTGGAGAGATTCGCGGGGTGCTGCACCGATCCTGCAACGCCGCACTCGGCAAGGCAGATAACGCCATCGGGCGCTGGGGCGCCAAGAGCATGGACTACGCGGAGATTATCCCGTGGCTCCGCAACATGCTCGCCTTCTACGAACAGCCAGGTACGGGCCTCATGTACCCGGCGCACAAGACGCCCGAAGAAGCCGCAGAGGCGCAGCGGGTAAAACGCAACAAGGCAGCGGCAGTACGCCGAGCCTCCGCCAAAGTACGCGCTATGCCGCGCAAGGAGACCTGATGGGTAAGCACCTCGTAACACGTAAGAGCTTCTCGGACGAGGACATTGCCAAGGCACTGGAGCACGGCAAGGGGAACAAGACCTATGCAGCGGAGTACCTCTCCAACCTGGGCCGGGGTAAGGTCAGTCGAGAGCTTCTGAGATACTGGTTAAAACAGGATAAAAAGAATTGTCGCACTAGCATGAGTGAAACGACGGGCGAGCAGGCCGGATGTGCCACGAGTGCTGCGGGAACGGGGACCCGCCCCGTCGAAGACGGCCCACATATCCTGAGCATCGACATCGAGACGAGTCCCATCGAAGGTCGGGTGTGGGGACTCTGGAAACAGAACCTCGGACTGAACCAGATCACCAAGGAATGGAACATCCTAAGCTACTGTGCGAAGTGGTTGGGTGATCCTAACGTGATCTACTCAGACCTCTCCCAGGCAGAGAACATCGCAGATGATAGTAGGCTAGTAGCTGAGCTGTATGAGCTGCTGAACGAAGCAGACCTCGTAGTGGCACAGAACGGTAAGCGATTCGATCTACCGAAGATTCAAGCCCGCTTCGTGATGGCCGGGTACAAACCGCCCCGTCCGTTCCGAGTGATCGACACCATGCTCATGGCGAAGCAGCAGTTCGGCTTCACCAGTAACAAGCTGGAGTGGATGACTGATAAGCTCTGTACCACCAAGAAGCGCAAGCACGAGAAGTTCCCCGGTATGGAGTTGTGGAACCAGTGCTTGGCGGGCAACCCAGAAGCATGGGAGGAGATGCGCCTGTACAACATCGACGACGTAATCTCGTTGGAGGAGTTGTACTTGATCCTGCGCCCCTGGTATCAAGGCCACCCGAACGTGGCGGTGTTCTCCGACGGCGAGGAGCCAGCGTGTCCGAAGTGCGGCTCGCATGACCTCAAGCGCGACGGTTGGACATTCACCCAGTCTGGCAAGTACGAGCTTTACCATTGCGGTGGGTGCGGTGGCTACAGCCGAGGCCGTTACACTAAGAACTCGAAGGAGGTGCGCTATGCCCAGCTCTCAAACTAAAGTCGTGGAGTACGCGAAATTCTCAACCGTGCCGGGAAGTTCGTTTCTAGGTTATGCGTGGTATAGCCGGGAGGTATTCGAGCGACACCCCACCCGCGTGAATGTCGCGGGGGCAACCTGCGTCTGGTACGACGGTCACTGGTACGTCCCCCGACACAAAGGTGAGCCTATCGACATGGCGGGCCGACGGTTCGGCCCGCCCGAGGTGCAGGCAACCGCCTCCAAGGCCGACACCGGCAAGTCACGCTGGACCCTCCTACTGGATTGTGCAGAGGGTTGCGGTCGAGCAGTACGTGCTGTGGTGCGTGTGCTGAACTTCGCAGTGCGCCCAGTTGCTGAAGGCGGTAAGGGTTACGTCCCGCACTCGTGGCGCCAAGTGCCGAACGCACGTACTCGCTACGAGGACGCCCTGCACCGACACCTCGACGCCATCCGCGACGGTGAGACCCACGATGTCGAGAGCGGCGAGTCGCACTGGGCACACGTTGCCACGAACGCACTGTTCCTTTGGGAACTTGATAATCCGAAGGAGAAGACTGATGAGTGAGTGCCTATCGTGCCTGCGCGGCCCCGGCTGCTGCAAGCTGTTCCCACGTAAAGCCTTCAACGCCGAGGTGCTCGACATCAACGAGCTGCGCGTGTACCACGCCCGGAACGTGGATGAAGCTGCTGCACTCGCGGCTGAGGAGTTCGGCGAAGACAACATTGGTCGCGTGTACCCTAAGCTCTAAGGACCTAAGATGATCGACCCTATCGAAGCGCAGATGCAGCGCGAGAAGCGCCACAGCGCTGAGGCCACAGCCCAGCACCTACGCGAAGTTCAAGAAGCCCTGCGTGCCGGCAGGGTCGATGACATCCCAGCGGCCCGCCGCCTCATCGCCCGCGTGTACGAGGATGTGCGGGCCGCGCTGGAGCCGGTTGTTGAGACCAAGGCGCGTGGCCCAGGGGCAGCCCTGCGGGGCTGGCTGCGCCGCGTACCCATTGACACCCTAGCCGTCCTGAGCATCCGTGTCGTCCTGGCACACGTCATGCGGGACACTGCCGAGTCACCGGCCACTCTACAACGTATCGGCCACGCCCTCGGGCGGGCCATCGAGCAGGAGGCCCTGGTGCAGGAGGCGTACCGTGCGAACGCGCTGTACCTCGACCGGACCTGGGAGTACCTGCGCACAGCGGGCACGACCAGTCAGCGGCATATTCAGAAGACGATGCGTGCTGTGGTACACAACGTCCTGGAAGGGCAGTTCGACGGGCATCTGACAAACGCCGAGTACATTCACCTCGGCAAGCACGGTCTCCAGGCGTGCTTGGATGCTGGTCTGGTGGAGTTGCAGCGGCACGGGCACGGTGCGAAGTCGAATGCGATTTACGCCCTGCCGGCTGAGGTGCGTGAGGTTTTGGCCTTCGTACCTCCCGAGATTAGCGGCGCGGCCCAGATGATGTTCGCTGAGCCGACCCCATGGGACGGGGCGGCGGGCGGCGGGTACTACACCGAGCGCATGAAGATTGACTTCCCACTGCGTCGGGTGAACCGCCGTACTCGCAAGCCGTTGCGCCGCGTCATACGGGACAACGTGGGGAAGTGCACCGATGTACTCGCCTGTGCGAACTACCTCCAGGCCCAGGCGTTCAGCATCCACGGCCCCACCCTGGAGCTGATCAAGCAGGTGTGGAACAGCGGTGGTGGTGCCCTGGGCATCCCGAAGCGTGAGCCACCGCCTGAGCCAGCGTTCCCGTTCCCGGCGACCTGGAACAAGGACTCAGCCACAGAGGCAGAGCTGGAGCGCTTTGCGAGCTGGAAGCGCCGTATGCACGCCTGGCACATGGGCAAGAAGGAACTCCGCAAAGCTCAGCAGGGCATCGGTCAGGCCCTCCGGGTCTCTGCCGGCGCTGCTGATCGTGTGTGGTTCCCGACGTTCATCGACAGCCGGGGCCGGTACTACTACCGTGGAGTGTTGAACCCGCAAGGGGACGAGATGTGCAAGGCGCTGCTGCACTTCGCCGACAAGCGCCCGCTGGGCGAACGTGGTCTGTACTGGATACAGGTCCATGTGGCGAACTGCTTCGGCGAGGACAAGGCCCGCTTCGACGCCAGGGTAGCCTGGGCCGTCGAGCGCAAGGCCGAGTTGTTCGCGGCACTGGAGGCACCAGCCGACTCGTGCTTCGCCGATGCAGACACCCCGCTCGGCGCGTTCGCTGCTGTGTGGGAATGGCGTGAGGCTGAGCGCAGCGGCAACCCAGCCACGTACTGCACTGGCCTACCGGTGCACATGGACGCAACCTGCTCGGGGCTTCAGCACTTCTCAGCAATGCTGCGCGATCCGGTGGGTGGTCAGTACGTAAACCTATTTGACGGCGGCGGCGACACTAAGGCAGACATCTACACCAAGGTAGCTGGGGTGGCGCAGACGCGCATCCAACGCGACGCGGCGAACCCCGCATCCAAGGATTGGCACCTGGCCAAGCTCTGGTTGCAGTGGCCCATCCCACGCAGCCTTGCTAAGCAGCCCATAATGACCTACGTGTATGGCGCGACGCTACGCGGCGTAGCGGAGGGCGTGGCGGATTGGCTGGAGGAGCAACAGGTGGTCGTGCCCGATGGTGTCCGTATCTTCGACCTCGCGTACTACCTGGGCCGTGTGCTGTTCTCGGCAATCGAGGACGTGGTGCCGGCTGCTGCCGCAGCAATGCGTTGGCTGCGGGAGCGGGCACGCAGCGCCGCTGGCGACACACCGATGCTGTGGTTCAGCCCGACCGGCTTGCTGGTCGAGCACGACTACCGCGACTTCGTGGAGCATCGGGTGAAGATCAGGTCGTGCGGCATCACCGACATCGTGGTGCGTGAGGACCTGGACCAGACCCGAGGCAACCGGATGCAGAACGCCGTGGCACCGAACTTCGTACACGCCCTAGACGCTGCGCACCTAACCTTCACGGCCCGACTGCTGGAGGATGGTGGACATGCGATGGTGGCGATCCACGATAGCTTCGGTACACACCCATCCAGCGTGGATGAGATGCACACGGCCATCCGAGAGGCGTTTGTGCGGCTGTACTCGGAGTTCGACCCTATCGCGCTGTTCCTGCGTGGCATTGGCCAGGAGGAGGTAGCGCCACCGCCGAAGGGTAGCTTGGACTTGACCCTGTTCCGAAGCTCGGAGTTCGGGTTCTGTTAATTGTCGCACTATAATGACCAGGAGAAAACCGTGCCCAAAGAAAGCGATGCACAGGTTAAGTTCACACCAGACCAGATCGTATGGCTGCTCAAGACCTTCGGGTCCCAGCCTATCGGTCCTGGTCTGGATGTGCACACAGTTATGTACGAGGCAGGTCGGGACAGCGTGATCGCTGCCTGTACTGCCAGATGTTCGGCCCCGGAGACCCTGCACCGTGCCCTCAGTAATCTACAACTTGCGTCAGCCAGGGGAGCCCACTGACGGGCGCTGGTTCATGGACGAGGCGTGGAACGAGTGCTCTGAGCTACAGTTCACATCTCTCCAGGATTTTAAGCGACGTGCTCATGAGAGCGTGTGCTCCATTGAGCGACTGGAGGTCTTAGCCACCGTAGGTGGTCGGGCAGCCGGGATCGCTGTACTAGCAGTTGACGATGATCTGCACGTAGGCGAGTGCCTCGCGGTGCAGTGGCAGTACGTCCTGCCTGAGTTCAGGAACGCGGGGGTGTCCCCAGCGTTCCTCCGAGTGGCCAAGAACCTGGCCAGACAACTGAACCTCCCGACGATAGCCTTTACTCACCGGCTTGGGCCGGGGGTTTACAAGACAAGCTACAGGAGGGTTTATGGCCAAAAAGGTCAAGAAGGTAGTGGGTAGTGTGCTCAAGGGTGCGGTTGGTGCAGTCGGTGGGCTGCTTGGCGGTGGTTTGCCTAGCGGTGAGAAGGATTCCTCGAACTCGGCACTGGAAGCCGCACTGGAGCAACAACGCCAGGCAGCCGAGAACGCCCAGGTGGACCTGAGCGTAGAGAACATCCCCACGATTGATACCGGCGGCACTGCTGAGTCCCAAGCGGAAGCGGGCAACAAGGCGCGTCGTCGTCGTACCGGAGGTCTCGCATCCTCCCTCGGCATTAACGTGGGGTAACGATGAGACAGCAAGCCTCTGCAATGTGGGCGGAGTACCGAGACTCGACTGCGATCCGCAAGGCCGAGGACTTCGCAAAGTTCACCATCGCCTCGCTGATGGTGGACCCGCTCGACAAGACCCACCAGGCGGAAGTGGTCGAGTACGACTTTCAGTCTGCCGGCGCCTTCCTCGTAAACAACTTGACGGCCAAGCTGGCGCTGATTCTGTTCCCACCGGGCCGGCCCAGCTTCCAGATCGAGCTGGACGACACGCTGCAAGAGCTGGCAGCCGCTAACGGCATCGACCAGTCTGAGCTACACAGTCGCACTGCCGACCTGGAGCGGCGCTCCACCCGCCGCCTATTCGTAAACGCTAGCCTATCGAAGCTGCACCGTATCCTCAAGCTCCTTATAGTCACGGGCAATGCCCTGTTCTACCGCGAGCCAGGTACCGGTAAGATGCTCGTGTGGACCATGCAGTCGTATACGGTGCGCCGCACCTCCCATGGCGACCCCGCCGTGGTTGTCCTTCGCCAGCAGATGCCGTTCCGGGAGCTGACTCCCGAGATTCAAGCGGACGCCCAGGCGAAGCAGATTGCCAAGCGTGATTCGGATAAGTGCGACCTGTACACCGTGGTTGAGTGGCAGCCTACGCCGAACGGGAGACGCTGTGCGGTATGGCACGAGCTAGAAGGTAAGCGGGTCGGCCCGGAGTCGAGCTACCCTGCGCACCTCTGCCCGTATGTCCCCGTGGCGTGGAATGTCCCCGACGGCGAGCACTATGGTCGCGGCTACGTAGAGGAGTACAGTGGCGACTTCGCCCGCCTGTCCATCCTCAGCGAGCGTCTGGGCCTGTACGAGTTCGAGGCGCTGAGTCTGCTGAACCTCGTAGACGAGGCAAAGGGTGGCGCGGTAGACGACTACCGCGACGCTGAGACCGGCGACTTCGTACCGGGCCAAGTTGGATCGGTCGCGTCGTATGAGCGCGGTGATTACAACAAGATCGCCCAGGCTAGTGCCAGTGTCGAAAGCATCGTGCTGCGCCTGAATCGCGCGTTCATGTACACTGGACAGGTGAGAAGTGCTGAGCGTGTGACGGTCGAGGAGATTCGTACTGTTGCTGAGGAGGCAGAGAACCTCCTGGGCGGCGTGTACAGTCTGCTGGCTGAGACGTTGCAGGCGCCACTGGCGTACCTCACGATGTACGAGGCGTCCCGTGGTAACGGCGGTATGCTACTCGGTATTGCCCAAGGCGTGTACCGCCCGAGCATTATCACCGGTATCCCGGCGCTGACTCGGAACATCGAGACCGCCAACATCCTCCGCGCAACACAGGAGGCCAGCGCTATCGTCCCTGCACTGGTGCAACTCAGCAAGCGATTCGACCCTGAGCGGCTCGTGGAGCGCATCTTCGCCAACAACTCCGTGGACCTCTCCACGCTGTCGAAAGACCCTGACGTGGTGGCTGCGGAAGCCGAGCAGGAAGCTGCCTTGGCACAACAACAACTGGATGTAGCTAGCGGTGCGCTGGCTGCCGAGACCTCAGCAGGAGTTCTGACCTCATGAGTACCGAAACCCAAGCAGTAGAGCCGAGTGCAGCCCCAGTCGCTGAGCCGACGCCTACCCCGGCGCCAGCTCCTGTAGCTGGCCCGCCCCCGGAAGTAGCTGCTGCTGCCGAGGCTGCCCGTCAAGCCGCTACAACCCCGGCCCCAGCGGAACCTACCGCTGAGCCGACCGGCCTCCTCGCCCTGATCGGCGAGGACGTGGCCAGCGACCCTGCTGCTGCTGCCAGCATTGATCTGGTGAACCTCATCATCGAAGGTAAAGACCTGGACCTGGAACGGGCCTTCGGTCGTGCTATCGAGGAGGATGACCCGCGCTTCATTGACGAGCGCTACCTCATCGAGGTCCTCGGCGAGCAGCAGGCGAAGGTCTTGATCCGTGAGGCGGGTCGGCTCAACGAGTCGGCAACCCGTGCCGGTGAGCGCTTGCGGGATGAGATGCTCAAGGACATCCCTGGCGGTCAGGAGACCCTGACCCAAGCGGTAGAGGTGTTCAACTCTGTCGCGGACGAGGCAACTCGGGCCGTGATCGCAGAGCTGATCGACAGCGGCGACCTCAAGAAAATGAAGTTCGCCGCCAAGCAAATTATGGACTTCGCAACGGCCTCCGGTCAAGTCGTGGTGCATAACCAGCAACCTGTAGGCACCCCAGGTGCGATGCAGGGGCTTTCCCGCGAGGCTTATATCGCGGCCATCAATGAGCGCAACCTCTCCCCGGAGAAGTATGAGCAACTGCGTGCCCAGCGTCAGCTCGGCATCAAACAAGGTCTGTAAGGAGACTGATCCATGACTTATCCCGCTGCTAATACCCACACTCGTCCGGGCTGGGGTGGTGCGAACTCCGATGTGGATATCCATATCGAGGAGCACCTGGGCCTGGTGGACGCGAGCTTTATGTACAGCTCGAAGTTCGCCTCCTGGATGAACGTCCGCTCTCTGCGTGGCACCAACCAACTGCGCGTTGACCGCGTAGGTGCCAGCACCATCGCAGGCCGCAAGGCCGGTGAGGAGCTGGTGGTCCAGAAGAACGTCAGCGACAAGCTGAACCTGACCGTGGACACCGTGCTGTACGCTCGCCACTTCTTCGACAAGTTCGACGAGTGGACCTCGAACCTGGATGTCCGCAAGGAAACCGCCCGCGAGGACGGTATTGCCCTGGCCCGCCAGTACGACCAGGCGTGCATCATCCAGCTCCAGAAATGCGGCGACTTCCTGGCCCCGGCCCACCTGAAGCCGGCCTTCCACGACGGTATCCTGCTGCCGAGCACCATCTCGGGCGCTGCTGCTGACGCCTCCGCCGATGCCGATATCCTGGTAGCCGCTCACCGCAAAGGTGTCGAGGAGCTGGTGTTCCGCGACCTGGGCGACCAGGTGATGTCTGAGGGCGTGACCCTGCTGGACCCGGTGATCTTCTCGTTCCTGTTGGAGCATGATCGCCTGATGAACGTCGAGTTCGGCGCCAAAGAGGGTGGTAACTCCTTCGTAGGTGGTCGTATCGCTATGCTGAACGGCGTGCGTGTGGTCGAGACCCCGCGCTTCCCGCAGTCCGCGATCACCGCGAATGCCCTGGGTGCTGACTTCAACGTCACCGCCGCCGAGGTCCGCCGCAAGATGATCACCTTCGTACCGAGCATGGCCCTCATCTCGGCGCAGGTGCATCCGGTGTCCGCCCAGTTCTGGGAAGAGAAGAAGGACTTCGGCCACTACCTGGACACCTTCCAGTCGTACAACATCGGCCAGCGTCGCCCGGATGCTGTAGCGGTGCACGACATCACCGTCACCAACCCGTAAGGGTGGCGGTAACAGCATGGACCTATCCTTCGGGGTAGGTCCTTTTTTTGGTTCTTCTCGCCGAGAGGGCCCAACAAAAGGAGACTCCTATGCAACTTACTTTTCTTGCGGCGGTGAACCTCGTCCTACGAGAACTCGGCGAGACCCCCGTGACCTCTGTAGACGAGACGTACCCCACGCTGGCGCAGATTCTCCCCGCTATGGAGGATGCTCGCAGGAACACCCTCGCCGAGGGTTGGTGGTTCAACAGCTTCGACGACTTCACCGCAAGCCCCACGCCGGCTGGTGAAGTGATTCTATCCGAGGACACCCTAGCCTTCTACCCGGAGGATGTGGAGAAGTTCACCTGGGCGGGCCGTTACGTCCGCTTGACTGGTACAGGTTCCAAGGTGGTCGGTGCCCCGGTAAAGGGGCGCGTCGTTTTGGACATCCCCTACGATGAGTTGCCTGAGAGTATGCGCTATCTCGTGACGTACCGGTGCGCCTACGAGGTGTACGTCGCCGATTTCGGCGCGGATAGTACAGCACAGGTCATTGCGAACAAGATGTCCGCAGCGTACGTGGAAGTCCGGGCGGTCCACATCCGGCAGCGGAAGCTCACGCTACGGAAGCGGACCCCGGCTAACCAGTGGCGCCAAGCGAGGTATAACTGATGAGCTACTTTGCAGGATCGTACCGGCAGCTCCTGTTCGGGGTAAGCCAACAGACTGCCAAGGATCGCCTTGAGGGGCAGGTCGAATCGCAGTTGAACATGCAGAGTGATCTGGTGACAGGCCCCCGCCGCCGTAGTCCGGTACGCCTGATTGCTGATGCCATGGCCGCTACCGATGCCAACCGCCTCGCGTACTCTCTCGCCACCTTCTCGGGTCGTGAAGTCCTTCTGGTGGTGGATACGCTGGCAGGTACGCTGACCATCTTGGACGACGCAACCGGCGCAGTCCTGTTCACCGGCACCAACAGCTACCTCACGGCAGGCGCCGGGAGAAGTATCCGGTTCGCTGCGCTGGACGACAGCGTGTTCGTGGCGAACACCGAGGTCATCCCGCAGACGCAGCTATGGTCCGGTGCAAGTGCGTACCCGGACCCGGCACGCTCGGGCTACCTGTACGTCGTGGCGGGGGCGTTCTCGAAGCAGTATCGCCTATCCATCACCAACCAGGTCACGGGTGTCACGACCTCCGTGGACGTAACCACCTCCGCAACGGTGGCCAACGAAGCTACAGGGGAGTACGTAATCACGCGGCTCCGCACGGCAGCAGAGGCGAATGCTACCATCGGCACTGCCGCTGGCTTTGCGTACTACCAGGACGGTGCGTACCTGTACGTTACGGCGCCAGTGGCAATCGCGGTGAGTACCGACTCTGGCAGCAACTTCCTCCGGGCGAGTAATGCCGCCAGTATCCGGGACGCCGCCGAGCTGCCTGCGAAGCTGCCTGCTGCTGCAAACGGGTTCATCATCGCCACAGGTACTGCTAGGAACAAGACGTACTTCCGCTGGGTTGATCTTGAGCGGAAGTGGGACGAGGATGCGTCTCGGGGTGCGCAATCTGAGCTGATCGACATGCCGCTACAGATCACGTACTCGGCCCCGAACTTCAGCTTGACTGCCCTGAACTACGAGCGCCGTGCCTCTGGGGACGCTACGTCAAACCCCGCCTTGAAGTTCACGGAGCAGGGTATCTCTGGGATGACAACCATGCAGGGGCGGTTGGTCCTGCTGGCTGGCGAGTACGTGTGCATGTCCGCGAGCGGGAATCCGCTGCGTTGGTTCCGGGCGAGCGTCAGTACACAGTCTGACGACGACCCTATCGAGGTCGCGGCTACGGCGCCGGTGGCCTCCCCGTATGAGTACGCCGTGGCCTTCAACAAGGACCTTGTGTTATTCGCCAAGACCCACCAGGGCCTGGTGCCGGGGGCGAACCTGCTCACGAGTCGCAACGCCACGGCGGCGGTAGTCACAGAGTACAGCTTCCAGAACTCCTGCTCGCCAGTGGTCGCTGGGCGCACAGTGTTCTTCGCCAGTCCTCGGAGTGGTCCGTGGAGCGCGGTGTGGGAGATGCTGCCCAGCCAGTACACGGATGCACAGGTGGAAGCGAACGACAGCACGTCCCACCTGCCGAAGTACATTGCGGGACCAGTGCGCTTCCTGACGACCTCCAGCACCACAAACATCGTGGTCGTGGGGACGACGAATCTCCGCGAGCTGGTTGTGCATGAGTACCTCTGGCAAGGTGGGGAGAAGGTCCACGCCGCGTGGCATAAGTGGAGCTTCCCGCAGGACATCGCGGGCGCGTACTTCCGGGGCGACCGCCTCATCCTGTTGTTCCACGTTGCGGGGCGAGTCATCCTCGGCGAGCTGCTCATGCAACGCCCTGGGGATGCCCAGAGTATCCCAGGTGGATTCCTGGACCTGTACCGTGTAGGCGTAGCCAACGCGGACGAGGAGGTCGCCATCCCGGCGTTTGCTGCGAATCTGTACCCGGAGGATAGCACCTTCGCGTACAAGCTCTCGGGCGAGTTTCAGTCTCTCGGCCAGCGCTGTGGGGGTCGTCGGGTAGATGGGGCCACGGTGTACATCAAGGTCATCGGGGCACGGGTGGGGGATCAGTACCGCATTGGCTTACGCTACCTCTCGAAGCTCGGGCCAACCCGCCCCATCCTCCGGGACCCCAACGGTGTACCGATCACGACGGAGCGCACGCAGTTACACCGTCTCACGTGGTCACTGGATAGTACCGGGGAGGTGACATTCCGCGTGGCTGATCAAGCCCGAGGGGAGTCCACGTACACGACCACGCCCCTTCGCCTGTACAGCCGTGACTTGGGTGCAGGTTTGCCCCTAGCAGCAACGGCAACCCTCGACACCCCTGCCAGGGTGGATATGCAGACGGCGCAGGTCTCCCTGGAGACTGACGACTACTACTACTTGAACATTACC